GTTTGATAACAAGGATGCCAATTCCTGGGTATAATAAGCGCTTATTACCTCAATCCAGCCCTCTGAACCGGATACCATTTTGTCAAAAACAGCCCAACAACCTACCTTCCTTTTCCACGATTATGCGCATATCAACATAAATGTATGATTTAAATAGCTATTAAAACCCATACTTTTCTTTTGGTACGCATTACTGTACGCAAAGGATTTTTCTTACCTCTGCTTTGAACGCACTCATCTTTCAAAACGGCAGGCCAAACTGGTCATCGTCGAACACTTCCAGCTGCGGCCTGATGCTCTCCAGCGCCAGCAGGTAGTCAATCCCCTGCGCCAGTGACGTCGGCTGCCCGAACTCAAGCCAGAAGTAAAAGGCATACGTCCGGCCAAACCAGTAGCCGCCGCCGCACTCCTTTGGGCGCTGGAAGAATACCCACTCGCCCTCCTAAAGTGCTCAAGCGGCTCGCCCCGATAAACCACCTTGAAGTTACTGTCCTTGCCGCCCATAAAATCCTCACACTAAATAACTGTATATAAAAACAGAAATATCTGTGGGTGATTTGTATCAAGTGAAATGGGTCAGGAGATTTGTCAGCACGCTACTGAAGAAAGTAGATGGCGGTGTCCACAACAAGCTCATTATCTGCTTCGAGGTATCGCGCCAGCGTGAGCTAAATCGCCGCATCCGTGACCGCGTGCCGAAGCTGACGATCTCCACCACTGCGGCACCTATCTCCTAGCATGCTGCGTCTTATAGCTGTTCTGCGAAATCTCTTTCCATGATGCCTCCATATTGATGAAGCCTCACGATATACGGCCCCGGATTATTGTGCATGCGCCCTTGCACAAAAATGCGAGATGGCTCGAAGCTTTCCCGGTCGCCGGGATTTTTCTCTGCTTTCGGCACCTCATTACTTCTCTTGCAACTGGAGAGGTACTCATAGTAAGTATTTTTGGATAATATGTACCAGCCAAACTCAGGTCATGCTAAGGAATTAAATTGAAGAGTGTTTTTGGGGAAAGGATCTACACACTTGATGCACTACGTGGTATAGCATCACTTTCAGTAGTATTTTGGCATTGGAGGCATTTCTTCAATCTTGATAATGGAACATTCACCCTTTCCATGGAAAAGCAGCCTTTTTACCAGGCTTTTTCTATTCTTTATGGCTATGGCTTGCATGCAGTAGAGCTCTTCTTCGTCATATCTGGCTTTGTTTTTTTTCATCTTTATTATTCAAAGATTCAATCCAGAGCTGTAACTGCTAAAGAATTTTTTGTAAAAAGGTTAACCAGACTTTATCCGCTTTTTATTTTAAGCTCTATCTTGGTAGGACTGCTTCAGTTCTTTTTCAAGCAACATCACAGTAGCTTCTTTGTATATCAACAAAATGATTTATATCATGCATTTTTAAACATTTTAATGATCCAGGCTTGGGGGTTCCAGCACGGATGGTCATTTAACGCACCTAGCTGGTCAATCTCAATTGAGGTTCTTCTCTACACCATTTTCTTCACTATCAGCTTAATATCAAAAAGACCATTAGCAGTATCAATCTTTATTATATTTGCATCCTACTATTTTTCTGATGCAAACCCCATGATAGCTAGCGGTATGTTTTGTTTTTACACTGGCGTTGTTGCTTACATTGCATGCACCGCATTAATATCGCAGAGGGGAGCTTTGTTTTCTTTGGCGCTTTTTGCAATCTTATGCATCGCTTCCTGGAGCGTCATTTTTTCGTTTTACGTGAAAAATATCTACCTAATAGTTTCTATGGGATTCTTACCACTAGTCTGCGCCTTAGCCTCTTTGAGTGCACATGCACACTACTCAGGCAAAAGCCTCGAGTGGCTGGGTAACATCAGCTTTTCCTCTTATCTGTTGCACTTCCCTTTGCAGATAGCTTTTGCGACATGCTGTGACTTAATGAATAAATCAAGAGACATATTCTATAGCCCATACATGTTTATCATGTTCTGGTTGATACTTATCCCAATCAGCCTTGCTTCATTTCACTATTTTGAAAAGCCCTCGCAACAATATCTGCGGAGAGCCTTCAAAAAACAATGAGGATTATGGCCATGGCTTTTCTGGCCAATGGATATCCGGCGCAGTGGATGTATCAACTCGATTCAGGAGCACCAAGTACTTTTGGAGACTCAAAAGCTGCGTTTTTTCATCATCTGTAGCCATTTTCAAGTCAGATGCATATTGAAGAGGCCATATCTCATTGCTGGCATCGAGCATTAGCAATTTTTTTGTCTTTCAGCTATAGCTATATACTCATCTGCAGTAGGCTCCGGAACTTTTTTAAGGAAAGGATTTCCCTTCTTGCCCGAACTAAGAACCTTTCCCTCAGAAATACCACTCATAAGATCAATCCACATACCACCACTAATTTCAATAACATCTTCAGGAATTGAATTAGCATTTATTTGCATGTCATAAAATGCGTTATTTATAGCTGAAAAATATTTCATATCAGTATGCTAATGCAATATATCTTAATGAGATTGCAGTTCCTAAATTAGAGCCAGAAGCACTAATTATTGGTGTGGTTAAGCTCACACTTCCCGTTTGATAATTTGTAAAAACTGACACGCCAGCCGTAGTTCCCCCTGCTAAATCCCTAAGGCTGGCGGTAATTTGCATTAAAGACGAAGGGAAGGCTATGGGATAAGTTCCTTTTAATGTGATGTTTGAACCATTGGCCGGAACTCCTGATAAATAACCCCACTGCATAATTAAGCCATAAGGAAATTTTGCATATCCCGCCTCTCCGGTTGATAAGGAGAAAAAACTCATATCTGGAATTTGGTTTTGCCCATGACTTACATCTCTGAAAGCAGAACTTCCCAAGTCAGTGTAAATTTTTCTCAATCTCCAACTATAAATATGGTAGAGCCAGAGGGAACTGAGACGCCATTGCCAGTAGGCGTTTTCACCGTTACTGAAAATGCGCCAGTACAATTGTTAACTATTGTCCATTTTTTTCTCCAGGCAGGCACGGTGAGGCTTGTGTTTGCAGAGAGGGTGCCAGTTAAGACAATTATTTCCTTCGATGCCTGAAGCGAAGTCAATGTAAGTGATGATCCGGATAATCCTGTAATAGACGTTGTGCCACAGTTATCAGATGGTAGCCATCCAGTCAGAGACGCATTAGAATTTTCAGGGTTTGCGGTATTTCCATCCACTGTATTCAGCCAGAAACCATTTAATGTCGAGTTGGGGATGCGAGCCCCCTTTGGGTAACCGTTGATCGCAGTATTGAATACCGCGTTGAATAGGTAACCCGCGCCTGCCCGTGACCAGCGCAACGCCGCCGTGATGTCGTTCAGCACACCATTGAAGTCGGTACCAAATGGAGGTACGCCGCCAGGGAAAAACTCTAAATCGATGGCCAGTTTTTGTTGACCACTACATAACGATACTGAAACGTGATAACGCCTTTGGGAGAGTTACGCGCGCTCAGGCCATCCGCATCCGAAACTTCTGGAGAGCCTGAATATGGTTTACCATGTATGGAACGAAGTTTAGTGTCGCTTAAGGCCATAATAATTTTCTGTACGCAATAAGAATCGGCTTTTTTCCAACTGATTACAGAATGTTGTGTGGACTATAGCGAACATCAAAGAACACATGAGAGCGCAGGCGGGCAGTCGAAGCAGGATTGTCGAGGCACTTTCAATACGTTAGCAAACAGATGTGAACGGATAAAAAATTTGGCAAACCAAAACGTACAACCTACCTTCCTTTTCCACGATTATGAGACCTTCGGTAAGAGCCCGTCGCTGGATCGGCCGGCGCAGTTTGCCGGTATCCGTACCGATATGGATTTCAATATCATCGGTGAGCCGGAGGTGTTTTATTGCCAGCCCGCGGATGATTATCTGCCGCAGCCGGAGGCGGTGATGATCACCGGCATTACGCCACAGCTGGCGAAGGCGCGCGGCATCAGTGAGGTGGAGTTTGCGGCGCGGATTCATGCGCTGTTTACGGTGCCGGGCACCTGCGTGGTGGGCTACAACAACGTGCGTTTTGATGATGAAGTGACGCGCAATATCTTTTATCGCAACTTCTACGATCCTT